GGATTTGTTGTTACTTGATATTTTTGATGATAATTAGGTTGATCAATATCCGTATATGTATTCGCAATGGCAGTTCGAATGATTCCTTGTTGCTCGACTGGACCATATAGGTTTAATCCGAGCGTAAAGTTTAGTGTCCACACAATCGAACGTCGTTGCATGTAATCACCAGCATAATCATCTTCATAATTGATAGAATCAAGAACTATCTGAAGATCTCTCTTAATACCCATAGAAGGAATGTCTGTTACAGTGACGCAAAAGTCAGGATTGAAGAACGGAATTATTTGCTCAATAATCTGCAACGCATCATCCTGATTCTTTGCCATTGCATACAAAGAAATATTCATGTCATATGGTGTACTTGTGTATTGAGAACGCAGTATGTTAGGATCATCACCCTGACCGATTGCTACGTTTTTTGTTAACAAGTTAATTTTTCTCGCAGGATTATATTGTAATCCCGTAATCTCAAACCCCATTCGCGGGAGTATGATTGCAGTAGACTGTGTAGTAGTTGTTGGGACTTCTGCGATACGGGCGAGAAACTTATTTTTTGGTGAATATGCTAACGGAACACGAACAGATTGCACGACTTCTTCATCAGAATTGTATCTCTTAACTGAGATCTGATTAAAGATTGTGCCAAAAGCAATAATTGCTTTTCTAATGTGTTGGTGATAGAAGTGTTGGCGTAAAAACATTATGCTCTCTTTTGTACCTCACCGAATGGATTGAATGCCGTGAAGTCTAGAATACCTTCTGCTTCTACCTCGAATTCATCATTGTCTGATTGTGGATCTGTGTCTGCAGTTGCATATACTTCAAGGATAATCGAATCATCACTAGTGTTTAGAACGAAGTCCCCAGACTGCATTAACAGTTGGAATCTGTAAACATCTTGATTTGATGCGTCAGTGATTGAATCGATTTCATCGATACCAGTATCAATTCTTTCCGAACTGAATTCGAAGACATCACATTGCAATTTGTATGTGTAAATCTTACCGAGTTGATAGAACGGATTTAAGAAGTCGACATACTTGATCACGAAAAATGTTTTGGTTTTCGAGAAGTAAAGTAGGTCGCCTTCTGCTGGGCGACCAGGAAGTTCGAGTGTTGCATTCTGAGCAACACCTTCTTCCCAACGCCTCTTAGCAACTACGAATGTTGCTGAAGATCTAAACTCGAATCCAAACTTAGTGAACAGTTCGCCTTCACCCTCGAAACCTTGAACATTCTCAAGATACATTTCGAGAGGATATGCTTGATCAAAATACTGAAGTGCATCTTCGCCTAGGATACCGTCCAAATTACCTGTTTGCTTTGGAAGATAGAAAACGTCGTGCCCGTATATCTTCAAACTTTCAATGACAAGATCTTCCACCAAACGTTGTTCGTTTGTGGTTCCAGATGTATTACCAGATTGAAAGTAGAAGTTCGTTGGCATGTCTTATCCAACCATGAAGTCTATTGGCAACTCTGACTTCAATTGCATTTCGTTTTCGATTGTTGTGATTTCTTCGACTGCTTCTTCGTAGATCTCTCTGCCGTTTAGAATGACACCCCCAGGAAGTTGGATTCCACCAAACTTCTTCATGTTCTCACCCCATTGACGTTTGATCAATGCAGTTGAATAGCGTTTCAGGAACATGTCATCATAGACTTGTGTATATGTTGATGGATCTAGGATGCGGTAACATTCAATGACAATAAAATCATCAGGATTTAATACTTCTTCCCAATTCATGTCAACATACATCTTGTCCATTTTACGATTGTATTTGAATGAACGATCGCCTACTAGAAGCATGTCGAGCATTGATAGATGCTGTTGGACTTGTGTGTAGTAAACCATGTCAGCAGAGAGCAGGTTATACATGTCATTTAAACGGAACTGATAGATAAGATCGAACATGTTGTTGCGATTATTCATACCAGAACTTGGACCATTGACTGGCAGAACACGGATAACACCGATTACCGAATCTGGAAGAGGAATATAACCGTTTTGAATGTCCCCTGCAGTATAGAAACCAGTTGCTGCGAGTGCTCTGCTGAATCCTGAGGTAGATCCTGTTACAGTTTCCCCCGTTGTAAACACACCCTTTACGTTGGTTATTCTAGCAGTCGTTCCGGATAATGTATATAAGATACATGTTGCGCCTGAAGTATTACCAACTAACAACTCGTTGTTTTGAAAAGAAGGTGCAGACAATCCTGAGAATTTTAATTCTGCAGTGGTAACTTTGTGTGTGAGATAGAGTCTCTCGACACCGTCAAAGTGATACTCTTGAAAATATTGTAATGCGTCGTCGATACGATCTTCTACTTGATCATCGTCCACATTAATTTCGATTACTGGAAATCCGAGTCTGCGGAGACAGTAATCTATTAAACCTTGTCTTGAAGAAATTGCCATATCTTGTCCTCTTTGGGACTATTTATAATGCACCCATGTCATAAACTGTAGGATCCACCCCTGCGAGATCACCCAGATCGATTGTTCCTGGGATAGTGAAGAATTCTGGATTATATCCTCCGACTTCAATAATACTTCCATCGGTTTTTTTAGAATACAATACACCGTCTGCGAGATTTACCGCAAGTTCTCCGACTGCAATTTGTCCTGCAGTTGGAATTACGCCAGTACTTTCGCTTCTTTTTAATTGAATAACAGTTGTCATAATTAATTCAATAGAGTCCCTGCAGCATTGTAAACATTGATGCGGAAATATGCACTTGAGTTGCCATCAAGGAGATCTGCATCAAGACCAGATCCTGTACCATCCACTGTCTTAATTGCATCAAGCATATTAGTTGCGGTGAATGCACCACCTAGTGATACGGATGTACCACCAAGAGTGATTGCACTATTTGTCAGAGAACCATTACCGATATTCGATAGTGTATTTGATGCACCAGAGATAGTCTTGTTAGTTAAAGTCTGAGTGCCTGTTAGCGTAGCAACAGTCGAGTCAATCGCGACAGTAACTGCGCCAGAACCATTAAACGATGTGCCAGATAAACCAGTACCAATTGTCAGCGCATTAGTTGTGTTGGCTGTAATTGTAATAGCAGCAGAACCGTCGAATGAAACGCCGTTGATGTTGCGAGCAGTTGTTAATGTAGCCGCTGAACCAGTTGTATTTTGGTTAAGTGTTGGGAATGTGCAGTTAGTTAACGTACCAGAACTTGGTGTTCCGAGCGCAGGTGTTGTTAGAGTTGGACTGGTAAGTGTCTTGTTAGTTAGAGTCTGAGTTGATGTAGTACCAACAACTGGGATATAGTTAGTTCCATCTACTGTAAATTCCCAAACATCGGAAGTCTCATTCCACTGAAGAGCAACGTTAGTAGAAGTACCACGTTCTACTTCGATACCCGCATTCTGACTTGGGGTACCAGCTTCATTACTATTTAAAGTAATAACATTATCAGCAAGATTGATAGTTTCGGTATTAACAGTAGTGGTGGTTCCAGAAACCGTGAGATCGCCTGCAACAGTTAGAGCATTATTAACAGTAGTTGTACCAGTGGCAGCACCGATAGAAAGAGTAGTTGCTGCTTTGGCAAAGTTTACAGTTGTAGCGGTTGTATTGATAAGATCAAACGAAGTGCTTGGTGTAGTTAAAGATGTTGTAATTGCAGGACTAGTACCGAAAACGAGTGCACCTGAACCAGTTTCGTCGCTAATTACACCAAGAAGTTCTGAAGAACTAGTGGCTGCAAATGCACTTAGTTTATTTGCCGTATAAGCAACTGTACCACCAGCACCAAATGCAACAGAAGAAGCATCAGTACCAGTGAGTGTTAATGTATTACTTGCTGTTAATGTTTTACCATCAGCAATAGTTAAGGTTGAACCAGTTGCAGGAGCGGTAAATGTTACTTTGTTAACTGTAGTAGCACTTGCCACACCAAGAGTTGGCGTTACAAACGTTGGACTTGTAGTAAACGCAACCGTATTACTACCACTTTCGTCAGTGAGAGCGGCTGCAAGGTTAGCACTAGAAGGTGTTGCCAAGAATGTGGCAACATTAGTACCAAGACCAGAGACACCCGTAGAAATTGGCAGACCTGTGCAACTTGTTAGTGTTCCAGAAGATGGAGTCCCAAGTGCTGGAGTGGTTAGAGTTGGACTAGTAAGTGTTTTGTTTGTTAGAGTCTGAGTTGCTGCTAAAGATACAAGTTCGAATCCACCAGCAGTTGCGCCATCATGAACTACTACAGTATCTTTTGTTGTATTGACGGTGACTTCGCCAACAGCACCTGTAAAGGTAGAGTGCTGAACGGTAGTCCCTCTTCTAAGTTGTAAAATAGTTGCCATCTTTATCTCCTAGTCCACCCTATTTAGGTAGTATATGTTCCACCATCAAGAATGGCACCATCTGCTATGTTTGCTAGAGTGGTTTTCAACAATTGATGTCCACCAGCAGTGGCACCATCGTGCACTCTTATTGAATTGTTTGTAGTGTCTACGGTAATTTCAGCTACGGCACCAGTAAAGGTATTGTGTTGAGTGGAAGTACCTCTTCTCAGTTTGACTCTTGCTGCCATTATGCGATGCTCCCGTAATCTACTGCGTTGTATGCTGCTACTTCATCAGTAATCAATCCATAGTCAAGATCGGTTATTTGATTGAGGCGAACAATTGCTGTTCCTGGTGTAGTGTCTGTATCAACGTAGAAGTCACTAAATGCAGTATCGGAAAATGCAATTGTGCTTACCGAGGTATCACCTGCATCGCCATTTACTTGTACGCCACCAATAGAAACAATAGTCCCGTCAGTTTTCTTAGAAAATATTTTTTTGTCAGTTAAATTGACTGCGAGTTCGCCTATTGCAAGTTGACCCGCTGTGGGTACTGCACTAGCAGTCTCACTTCTTTTTATCTGTACTATCGTCGCTGCCGCTGTCATTCAGAACTTCCTTTTCATTTTGTTCCGCATCGTCAACGAGATATGGTTCTTCTGTGTCAGCGTAATTGTAATCAGATTTCAATTTACCGTCAAGACCCATGTAATCGGACTTAGGAACTGGTATTGCTTGTATATCTTCTAAAACTTGAATCTTTTTCTGCAACTCATTAATGGTTTCATTCGCCATTGTAAGTTGTGTGTTCAGCATGATATTATCAAGTGTTAATGCCTTCAGTCGTTCTGCAAGATTGGCAATATACGAGTTAATAAATTTTGTTTGGTCCATTATGTATCTCCAAAAAAGTGGGAGGGGAGAAATTCCCCTCCCTATTATATATTAGTAAGTTCCACCGTCGATATTACCGAACGAAGGAGCAGCGCCTGAGCCGCCAGATAGAAGTACTTGACCAGCAGTTCCAGCAGCAGTAACGCCGAGTGCCGAAGTACCATTACCGAACATAACACCGTTAGCAGTAAACGTTCCTGCGCCAGTACCACCGTTTGGAACAGTGATTGCTGAAGCAAGCGAAGAAACAGTTCCGCCTTCGAGGTTAGCAACAAGAGTAGCAATGGTATAACCAGTCGCCGCTGTGTTAACAGTTGTCGTTGGAGCAGCTTGCGAATCCTTGAAGAGTCTCCACTTACCGTCTGAAGCATCACGGAAGATACCTG